CTTCTTATCCACGGTGCTAAGTTTGAATCAGTACTTGTACCGTTTGAAAGGTTAACAGAAGCAGGAGACTTCAGAGTAACGGAATCTGGTGATACCAGAATCACTGAGAACATAAGTGAGAATAACGCTACTGGTTCTCTTGTTGCTACTGATACGTATATACCATTTAACTCTGAACTGTTTGTTAAGTATCTAACTAACTGGAAGATTGGTTCTCCTTCCGTAAAGACTAATAATAACTGGGTAACACCGATTAGTATTTACAGATACATGAATAATGCTTGGAAGAGGATTTACTAACTTATGGCTAACATTAAAATCTCAGATCTAACTTCCGCTGCATCGGTATCCGGTACACAGCAGTTTGAAGTTAATGAGAGTGGGACCAGTAAGAAGGTTACTGGCGCTCAGATTGCAGCCTATGTTGAAGGTGAAGTTTCTTCTTCTCCTACCTTTACTGGTCAGGTTTCTAATGCTGCTGGTTCTGCCGCTGCTCCTTCTATTTCAGTTACAGGTGATACGAATACTGGTATTTATTTCCCGGCAGCGGATACAATAGCAATTAGTACTGGTGGTACTTTAAGAGTATCCGTTAACTCTTCTGGTAGTCTTGTTACGGTAGGTGATATTGAACTAGGTAATGTTTCCGATACAACTCTTTCGAGATCTTCTGCTGGTGTTATTGCTGTTGAAGGAGTAACTGTTCCTCTTAATAGTGTTACTAATACTCATACAGCACAGCAGATTGAACTTGGTCATGCTTCTGATACAACAATTTCTAGAGTATCTGCTGGTGTCATTGCTGTAGAAGGGCAAACACTTGCTACTCTTTCTTCTCCTGCTTTTACTAATACGCCTACTGCACCTACAGCGGTTGCGGACACGAATACAACACAACTTGCTACTACGGCCTATGTCGTGGGACAAGGATATCTTAAGTCGTCTACGGCTTCTACGACTTACCAAACTGCACTTGGTTTTACTCCTGTACAGCAGGGTGGTGGAACTTCACAATTAAGTAATAAACTTTATATTGGTTGGAGTAGTGGTTCTCAACTTCGGTTACAAATTGATACTACAGATTTTGGAGCTACATGGCCTATCAATATCTCTGGTTCGGCAGCCGCTCCCAGCACCGCCGCCGTCCTTGGTGCGACAGCAGCAGCAGCAGTGGGCGAAGTAGGCACCTATGCCTTTCTGAGGTCCATCGCATCGACGGCCTATAACCCCGGAGCCACCGTTGCTGGCTCGCTCCTATCCTATACCAACGCAAATGGTGGTGGTGGTAATCCTAGCCCAGCAGGGTCTTGGAGGCTGATGGGCAGCACAGGCACCCAAACCAACTCCGCATTAGCTTCTCTTTGGCTGAGGATTTCGTAATGGAATATCGCAACGCTAGATATTTTAATCAAACCATAATTGACTGCGAGATTAATCATCCCCAGTATGGTTGGATACCCTTTACGGCAGATCCAAAAGATACTGGTGCTCAGTTTAATGTAGCTACTTTGTATACACGCATGGCAAATGATCCAGCAACCATTCCTTGGGATGGTGTAACTTTGCCTCAAGAATAGTTATAAAGCATGGAACAGTGGCAGATTGAGGTAGCGGAGAGGTTGGCTAGAATTGAAGCTAATCAAGAATACATGAAAGATGGTATTAAAAGCCTGCCTCAGTCTGAGCAGTGTGCAAAAGATATTGCTGAATTGAAAGAAGAAGTAGAAGAACTCCAGTTATTCCAGACAGCTATAAAAGAAAAGATTGCTTATATTGGTGGTGTTATCGTTATTATTGGTATGGCTATCCCGTATGCTTTTCAGTGGGTAGCATCCCATATTCATTGGAGAACACCGTAATGGTTATCAACTCTTCGTCTGAAGCAAAGCTTAAAAGAGTCCATCCAGATCTTATCAAGGTAGTTCGTCGTACTGCTCGCCTTATCACTAACGTAAGTAAGGACAAGTCTTTTGGATTCGTTATTACCTGTGGTCCTAGGACTTTAGAAGAACAGAAGAAGTTGCTTAAGGCTGGTGCTACAACAACTCTGAACTCTCGGCATATTCCCGGTAAGGATGGTTACAGTAAGGCTGTAGACTTTGCTGTTACACTAAATGGTAAGATTAAATGGGACTGGCCTCTCTATGCAAAGTTGGCTACCCTAGTAAAGGAAGCTGCTAAACTAGAAAATATTCCTATTACTTGGGGTGGAGACTGGAAATCTTTTAAAGATGGTCCTCACTTCGAGCTACCTAGAAATAAATATCCGTAATTAAATAAGGAGATTAGTATGTTTACATCGATGGATAAGGCTCTTGTTGCACTAATCATGTCGGGCATCTTCCTGCTTAACTTCTTCTTTGGTATCAATCTTGGTACGATTAGTCAGGAGACAGTCGCTACAGTTGTCAGCCTTCTGACTCCTATCCTTGTTTGGGCTATCCCTAATAAGACTGCTTAATGTCTTGGCAGGAAATAGTTGCAATAAGTCTTGTCCTCATCGGTATGTTTGCCGGGGGTTATCTTGCTGCACAGCGTCCTGCCTTTTGGATTGAATTTGGAACTAGACTGTTAATAAGTTTTATCCCGTTTGCTATGAAGTATATAAGTAAACGAATGACACCTGAAGAAGAGAAAGCTTACCAAAAGTGTGTTCGTCAGGGTGGTGAGTGGGATAGTTTTAGAAAGAAGTGTAAATGAAGAAGAAGTTTGATGGGAAAGACCAGCTTGTCAAGATTGTTAGAAGGCGTAGGACTAAACCTAAGCATCTCCGAATTAGAAAGAAGCTTGGACCTAAGTCTGATATGAGAGGTGCTAGATAATGGCTGCATTCCAGACTAAGGGACTGTTCTACGAGACTACTCTTCCTGAAGAAAGACCGATCTTCGGGACAGCATGGACGCTAAAGGAAAGCGATCACCATGCAGATGGGACTGTTTATAAGAGCATGAAGAAAGTCTACCTCAGCATGGAAGATGTAACAGAGTATGACTTTGCTATGACTACACTTGGTTCGTTTAAGCACTGGGAGAGAGTTGTAGAGTCTCCTACTATCAGGAAGCACATCGACCAGTGGCGGAAGGAGCTTAACCTCAAGCTGAAGGCTAGGGCTATGCGCTCTATTATTAAGGCTGCTACTGAGGATGAGAAGCTTTCCTTCCAAGCTATGAAGTACCTTGCTGATAACGAGTATCTAGATAAGCAGGGGAAGCGTGGTAGACCGAGTAAGGATGAAATCAACGCTGAACTTCGTAGGGAAGTTGAGACGAGTAAGACATTTAAGGATGACGCTGAGAGAATTGGTTTAAAGCTTCAGTAGTATGGCTAATCTTGATGACATTAGAGAGGCTGCTGAACAGGATCTAATTACTTTTATTAGACTTGTTGCTCCCCAGCGTGTACTTGGCTCTGTCCACGAAGAACTCTGCCGTTGGTGGAACCGTGAGGATGCTAAGACACACCAGCTTACTCTTCTTCCTAGAGATCACGGCAAATCAGCTATGATTGCCTACCGAGTTGCTTGGGAATTAACCCGAGATCCTACTCTACGAGTGCTGTATATCTCAGCTACGTCTAATCTAGCCCAGAAGCAGCTATCATTTATTAAGTCTATCTTTACTTCGGACATTCATAGGCGGTACTGGCCTGATTATGTCCACTACGACGAAGGAAAAAGAGAGAAATGGACTATGACTGAGATCAGTCTGGATCATCCTAAGAGAAAGGCTGAGTCAGTTCGTGACCCAAGCATCTTTACGGGTGGTCTAACGACTTCTCTTACTGGTTTGCACTGTGATATTGCTGTCCTCGATGACGTTGTAGTTTATGAGAATGCGTATACCCAAGAAGGTAGAGACAAAGTTAAGTCACAGTATTCTCTTCTGTCTTCTATTGAGGGCGCTAATGCTAGAGAATGGGTGGTGGGTACCCGGTACCACCCCAAGGATTTGTATTCAGAACTCCTCAGTATGGAGGAGGACATCTACAATAATACCGGAGAGATCATAGGTGCAGAACCCATCTATGAAACCTTCGAGAGGGCTGTCGAGAATGCTGGTGATGGTACTGGTGAGTTCCTCTGGCCCCGTCAGATACGACACGATGGTAAGGCATTCGGCTTTGATATCCAGATCCTAGCCAAGAAGAGGGCGCAGTACTTAGATAAGACCCAGTTTAGATCTCAGTATTATAACGACCCTAACGATCCTGATAACCGTCCGATTGACTATGATAAATTCCAGTACTTCCAAAAAGAACACTTGACAAACACGCATGGTTCATGGTATTATAGGGATCGTAAGTTAAATGTTTTTGCGGCAGTAGACTTTGCGTACAGCCTAAGACGAAGGGCAGACTATACCGCAATTGTTGTTATTGGCGTAGACTTTGAGAATAATGTTTATGTTCTTGATATCGACCGATTCAGAACAGATAAGATTTCTGAGTACTTCAGTCACATTCTTGAACTCCTTAACAGATGGGACTTTAAGAAACTTAGGGCTGAGGTAACAGCGGCTCAGGCTGCAATTGTCCAAGAGTTAAAGGATAGTTATATCCGCCCTCATGGGCTTATGCTTAAGATCGAAGAGCATAAACCAACGAGGCACTCTGGTTCTAAGGAAGAGCGAATGGCTGCTGTCCTTGAACCAAGGTACGATAACCTGAGTATATACCATTACAAGGGTGGTAACTGTCAGCTTCTGGAAGAGGAACTGATTAGTAATAATCCGCCTCACGATGACATTAAAGATGCTCTTGCTTCCTGTATTGAGATTGCGGTTCGACCGTCTTCTAATATGCACAAGAGGCCATCGAATAATAACATAATTTATTCTGAAAGATTTGGCGGGGTTTCTCACTGATGGTTGGTACAACTCTAGACATGAAGCTGATTATCAGCCCCGATAGTATTGCTACGGAGATCTCTGATAAGTGGCGTCTCTGGAACCAGCAGCGTGTTGGTAAGCTTGAGGAGTGGAAGGAACTTAGAAACTATCTCTTCGCTACGGATACGAGATCGACGAGTAACAGTTCTCTCCCTTGGAAGAATAGCACGACAGTCCCTAAGCTGACACAGATTAGAGACAATCTCCACGCTAATTATATGGCTACACTATTCCCACAGAATAAGTGGATGAAGTGGATGGCTTCGGATAAGACGAGTAACGCTAAGATCAAGCGTGAGACTATACAAGCCTATATGGAAAATAAGGTCCAACAGTCTGACTTTGAAGTAGTTATGTCCAAGCTGGTCCTCGATTACATCGACTACGGTAATTGCTTTGCTACGGTAGACTGGGAAGCTAATTATACAGAGCTTGAGAACAACGAGATTATTCCGGGGTACATTGGCCCTAGAGTAATCAGAATTTCGCCGTATGATCTTGTTTTTAATCCCGTTGCTTCTGACTTTAAGGCTACACCAAAGATCATTCGCTCTCTCGTTTCAATGGGTGAAGCCCGGAAGATGATTGAGGAAGACCCAAATAAAGACTACATGAAGAAGGTCTTCGATAGAATGATTGGCACAAGGAATGCCATTCAGGGATACTCCGATTCAGATCTCCATAAGAACGATGGCTTTGTCGTAGATGGCTTTGGTTCTATCCGAGAGTATTACAACTCTGACTATGTTGAGATCCTAACATTCTACGGGGATATCTATGACAAGCTTACCGATACTCTCCTGAAGAACAGAATCATTAAGGTTGTCGATAGATCCTACGTTCTTTCTGATAAGCCTAATCCTTCTTGGCTGGGTAAGTCTCCGATCTACCACGTTGGTTGGAGAGAGCGTCCTGATAACTTGTACGCTATGGGACCGCTAGACAACCTTGTTGGTCTTCAGTACAGGATGGACCACCTTGAGAACCTTCGTGCTGATGTCTTCGACCAGATTGCTTTCCCTGTCCTGAAGATTAAGGGTGACGTTGAAGACTTCGACTTCCAGCCGGGAACAAGAATCTATCTTGGTGACGAAGGTGATGTCGGCTACCTTGCCCCTGATCCAACTGCACTGAATGCAGATA